ATCTATTTTTTTCCATGCTATGGTAGCCAATCGGCGCTATCGGCGCTCAGAGGCGCTTAAAATCGCTCTCAGGACTACGACTATTTATAAGCGCATTTTTTGCGTCTAAATTTAAACATTGGCACGATTGTTGCTAATGCATAAACCATGCCAACTTTTTCAACTGAAATTTCTGTAAATGATAACCATTCGCATTTGTGAATCATTCGCATTTGTGAATCATTTGCATTTGTGAATCATTCGCATTTGTGAATCATTTGCATTTGTGAATCATTTGCATTTAGATTTTTTGTATGCTATAGTCCCTATAATCTAAAGCAGATCAGATAAGTAATCTGGTCACCTTAATATCAAGCAGATCAGGAGATGAAACAGATGAGATGTTTAGCTTGCAATTCAGAACTAACAGATGCAGAATCAGTGCGTAAGTCAAAAGTGACTGGAGAGTTCATAGATCTTTGTAACAAATGTTATGACACTATTACAGATGATGCAGATGTCTTTGATAACTCTACAGAAATTAGTTTAGATGACTTACTTGACTTGGAGAATACAAACGATTACCCTATCTATATAGATAACTAGATACATAGTTTATTTATTTATCTATTCATCTGGTTATTATAATAACTAGATAAATAGACAGGATAGACACGATAGACAGGACAGAATTATGAATGGTAAGATTCCTTCAGTACAGCGTGATAGCATCTCAGGAGGCTTGACAGGTGAATCGGCTTATCAGTGGGCTTGTTTTCTTGCTGATGAGGCTGATATGATCAATGATACCTTTGGTTATAGCAGATTCAAATCTATTTCAGAGACTTTGACATCTGAGCCAAAGCCTGTATCATTTCATTGTAAAGACTTAGAAGAGGCAATTAAATCATGGACAGAGTAAGCACAGTGACCCTAGTAAGGGAATTAGATCAGCGTATCAAGAATTACACCACTGAAGATGATTTCTTTGATACAGTCGCAAACGACACTGTACAGGACTTAAAAGTTGCAGTGGATGGTTGCTTGACCCAATACACAGATGTCTTGGTTCAACGCTTAGTTGATGGGATGGAGTGAAAAATGACTAATCAAGAAATCTGTGAGCTATACGATAGCCACCCATACATCACACTGAAGCAACTCAGTGCTTGGACAGGCAAAACAGTTGTTGAGCTTAAAAGGATTTTGATGCAATGAAAGAAGGCACATACACCTACACCCACTATTATTGGGATGAGATGGATAGAGAGTACACAATTGAGGGTACTTGGAAGTTTGAAAAGAACTATCCAGATATGCCTAACTACTGGCATCTTGAAGAGCTTGAAATAATAGAGCAAGAAAGAAATGCACCAGACATTTGCATTGATAAGAAATCTGATGTATGGTTGCATATCGAACGCAGTGGCGTTGATGAACAGTTTGTGAAAGAGGTAAACTATTGTGAGTAAACAGGTTAAACTTCGTCTAATTGTGGATCGTGATGGGTATATTACATTCGGTTATGATCGACTATTACCGCCGAACTTCATAGCCACGATTGAAGACGGACAGATTGTTAAAATGGAGCGAATTTAATGGCATTCGTTAAATACAACATGCAGTGTCCAGAGTGTGATAGTAGTCGAGGCTATGGAATCGATGATGCAGGCTTTGGGCACTGTTTTAAATGTGGTCACAGAGCCAAGGAAAATGATGGAGCTGGTACAGTGGTATCACTACCACAGAGATCGTCCCGTACAGAGGCTCTACGTAGCTCTCAGGGGCTAATCTACAGGGACTTGTCTGACCGTAAGCTCACTGCATTTACCTGTGAGAAATATGGTGTAGGATTTAGATCAGATGATATAGTCTTTCCGATTGGTTCAGCCGCTAAAGTTAGAATCAAAGGTGAAAAGAATTTTGCCATTGAAGGTGACTGGAAAGGTAACCCTCAGTTGTTTGGTCAGGAACGATTCCCAGCCGGAGGAAAATACATTCTAGTTGTTGAGGGCGAACTTGATGCACTATCAGCCTATCAGATGCTTGGAGCTAAGTACCCTGTAGTCTCTGTACGCAATGGTGCTCAGTCAGCTCTTAAGGACTGTAAAGAGAACTTTGAGTATCTTGATAGCTTTGATTCTGTGATCTTTAACTTGGATAATGATCCAGTAGGTTTAGAAGCTCAAGCACTCTGTGCAGAGCTATTTAGCCACAAATCTAAGAGCATGGTTGCAGTCAATGGGCTCAAAGATGCCTCAGATTACTTGATGGAGAATCGATCTGCAGAGTATGTCAATAACTTCTGGAGAGCTGAAAGATGGACTCCAGATGGTATTATTGCAGGCTCCAGTCTCTATGACAGCGTTATGACTCCTATTGAGAGAGCTGAGGTAGGTTACCCTTATGAGGGTATTAATAAACTGACATACGGTATCAGGAAGGGAGAGCTAATTACTATTACAGCAGGCTCTGGTCTGGGTAAGTCCCAGTTTGTCAGAGAGATTATCTGGCATATTCTACAGGAAACAGATCGTAATATTGGTCTGATGTTCCTTGAAGAATCTGTACGTAGAACTGGTCTATCTTTGATGTCTATGGCGGCTAACAAACCATTGCATCTACCAGATACAGAGGTTACTCAAGAGGAAAAAGATGATGCATTTAATAAGACACTTGGTACAGATCGTGTGTATCTCTTTGACCATTTCGGTTCCAGCGATGTTGATAATATCGTCAATCGTGTACGCTACCTTGCCAAAGTTGCTCGATGTGATTATGTGTTTGTCGATCATATCAGTATCATTGTTAGTGCTCAATCTAACGGGGATGAGCGTAAAGCAATCGACGAAATCATGACCAAGCTCAGAATGTTGGTGCAGGAAACTGGTATTGCTCTGATTGTGGTATCACATCTTAAGCGTCCAGATACTAAAGGCCATGAAGAAGGTGCGGCAACATCGCTTGCACAATTACGTGGATCTGGTAGTATTGCACAGCTCTCTGATATGGTGCTTGGTTTGGAACGTAATGGTCAGGCAGATGACGATCAGGAACGTAATACGACTAGAGTACGTGTATTAAAGAATAGATTCTCAGGAATAACTGGTAAAGCCTGTGCATTGCTGTATAATCACGAAACCGGGCGTATGCGAGAGTTTGATGAGGAGGCATTGTGAATGATTCAAATAGGTTAGGAGATCTTGCAGAATACTACGCAGTGACTTGGCTGTGGGATCAAGGTTACGAGGTTTTTAGAAATTGTGGATGCACAGGGGCAATTGACTTGATTGCGATGGATAAAGAAGGTAAAATCATTCTTATCGATGTGAAAACAATGAATATTGTAGCTGAAAAAGGGGTTTATCGGATTGGTACTAAGCGGTCTGATAGACAAAAAGAATTAGGTGTACAGTTTTTAGGATTTATTGAAGAAACACGCCAATTGAGATTTATAGAGCATCATGATGAAACAACTTATACTGGACATAGAAACGAACAGCACCCACAGCAAGATTTGGTGTTGTGTGACCCAGAATCTTAGAACAGGAGAACAGATATGTCATACAGATCCGTCAACTCTAGAGCCTCTGGTAAAGGAGTTCGATCAAATAATCGGACACAATATAATTGGTTTCGATGCACCAGTGTTGCGGAAGCTATGGAATATTGGGATACCGAAATCGAAAGCGGTAGACACATTGATTCTTTCAAGACTGCTGAATCCACAACGAGAAGGCGGCCACAGCTTGAGATCGTGGGGTCTGGAGCTGAACAACCAGAAGATTGATTTTGAGGATTATGATAATGGCTTATCAGATGAAATGGTTCAATATTGTAAGCAAGATGTTGCGCTTACCGCTAATGTCTTTGGCGTTCTTATGGCTGGTTTTGATGGATGGAAAGACTCTAATCAAAGCATTTCGATTGAACATGATATTGCGGTCATCTGCAGGAAACAAGAAGAAAATGGATTTCGATTGGATATTCCTGCGGCTACAACTCTTAAAGCTACGCTCTCAGATCGAATGGGTGTACTGGAAGACACGGTGCAATCTGTTTTTCCTCCAATTGTCGAGGAAAGATGGTCTGAGAAAACTGGTAAGCGACTACAGGACAAGGTAACTGTATTCAATTTGGCTTCACGTAAGCAGATAGGAGAACGACTACAGGCACTTGGATGGAAACCTACTAAGCGCACTGAGAAGGGTCAACCAATTGTAGATGAATCTACGCTGGAGTCTGTAGACATACCAGAAGCACAGATGATTGCAGAGTATCTAATGATACAAAAACGTGTTGCAATGATTGATTCATGGTTGAAACATGTTAAAGAAGATGGTAGAGTACACGGAGGTATTATTACAAACGGGGCAGTGACAGGACGAATGACTCACCGTAATCCCAACATGGGACAGGTTCCATCAGTAACCAAACCATACGGTCAAGAGATTCGATCACTGTGGACTGTAGAAGATGGTAATGTATTAGTTGGCACGGATCTTGCAGGGATCGAGTTAAGATGTCTTGCACATTATATGCAGGATGATGATTGGACAGAGGAGCTTTTGAATGGCGATATCCATCAGAAGAACGCAGATGCCGCAGGTATCACTAGACCTCAGGCAAAGACGCTTATCTATGCAACGCTTTATGGAGCTGGGCCAGCGAAAGTCGGCAGTATTGTTGGCGGCGGGGCGAAAGAAGGGAATGAAATCTTATTTCGTTTTTATCGTAACACCCCTAAGCTACAACAGCTTATGGAGAAAGTTCAGAAGGTGGCGGCAAAAGGGCATGTACCGGGCCTTGATGGTAGAAGAATATTGGTCAGAAGCGAGCATGCGGCACTCAACAGCTTGCTTCAAGGATGCGGTGCTATTATTGCCAAGCAATGGGCAATTGAAGCACATAAAACCTTCAGGAAAGAAGGACTTAATGTTAAACAAGTTGCTTTTGTCCACGACGAAATACAAGTTGAAACAGCGGAGAAAAATGGTGAACAAGTTGCACAAATCATGTGCGATGCGGCCTCACAAGCCGGGATTACTTTGGGCTTTCGATGCCCAGTAGATGCCGAATCAAAGATCGGTAAGAATTGGTTTGATACGCACTGAAATCGTGGTATAATATTATGGTAGCACCAAAAAAGGAGAATGCTATGGAAAACACAAATCGTGTAAAAATCAAAGCCGACATCATGTGGGCTTATCTCGACAAGCAGAATGAAATGTCGGGTAAATATCAGGTTGACTTGTGCAACTTGTCAGACCCTGCTGTGAAGGCGCTAGAGGACATGGGCCTCGCAGTACGGCAGAAAGAGGACAAAGGGTTTTTTATAACCTGTAAGTCCAATAACCCAATCCGTGCTTTTGACTTAGATGGAGATGTCCTTGAAGGCATTACTATCGGCAACGGCTCTAAGGCAGTTGCTATGATTAGCACATATAACTGGACTTGGAAGAACAAGGAAGGTGTCTCTCCGTCCCTACGTAAGCTGGTCATCGATGAGCTAGTCTCATATGAAGGCGAACCGATTACAGAATCGGACGACGACGAAATTCTGTAATGCATGGTTTAATTGATGCCGATATTCTTAATTATCGTATTGGTTTTGCTACCAATTCTGAGGATGAAGGTATTGCCATCAGGACAATGGCAGGTTTCTTAGAGGATTTACTTCTATTTGACCTGCCTGAATTGCAGACATGGGAACTGCACTTGACAGGGTATGGTAACTTCAGGAATGAAATTGCAGTGACTGTACCATATAAAGGAAACCGTAAAGGAACAGATAAACCTGTTCACTATCATATCCTCCGGGAATATTTAGTGACTTCATGGGATGCCAAAGTTAATGAAGGCATAGAGGCAGACGATATGCTTGCCATTAGAGCGACTGAGCTAGGTGACGATTCTATTATCGTGACATTGGATAAAGATCTAAATCAAGTCGTAGGATGGCACTATAATTTCGTAAAGAAAGAAAAGTATTACGTTACACCAGAAGAAGGTATGCTGAGTTTTTACAAGCAGTTCCTTACAGGAGACAAGGTAGACAACATTATAGGCGCTAAAGGTGTCGGTGATGTGAAGGCAGATAGACTATTACGTGGCAAGACAGAAGCAGAAATGTGGTCTATAATTTTAGAACATCTTGGTGAAGAGAGAGCCATAGAGAACGGACATTTACTGTATATGTTAAGGCATCAAAATGATAAGTTTACACCGCCTGAACTTGGTAGCGAAACATAGTGGCAAGTTCAATAAAGCAAAAGTCTACAAAGACCGTAAGAAAGCAGAGAAGCAAGGCTACAAGAAGCACAGGAATCAGCGCACAGTCTGCCAAGGCTAAAGGGCGTAGACTCCAGCAAGCTGTCAGAGATGCCATCTTAGACGCATTCTCAGGGCTTGAGAGCGACGATGTACGTAGCACCAGTATGGGGGCAGGGGGAGAGGATGTTCTCCTGTCTCCAGCGGCTAGAAAGCTATTCCCGTACACTATCGAGTGTAAGAATCTAGCAAAGATAGCTGTATACAATTATTATGTCCAAGCAACTGGACACAATGATTACGAACCTCTGGTAGTTATTAAACAGAATCGCTCAAAGCCTCTTGCAGTTGTAGACTTTGAACATTTTATGGAGCTGGTGAGGAAAGCCAATGACTGATTTAAGACCAGATATGGTTAATCATCCACCACATTACTTGAAAGGTAATGTGGAAGTGATTGATATTATTGATAACTTTACTCCAGATAGCTATAGTTATTACATGGGTAATGTAATCAAATATGTTTTGCGGCACATGCACAAACAAAGCCCAAAGCAAGACTTAGAAAAAGCAAGATTTTATCTTAATAAAATGATCGAGGACTGGCAAAATAATGACTAAATGGTTAGGAGTTGATATTGATTATGAGAGAGACAATCGACTTAGTGAGCAAGCAATTACTCTCATGCGTGACTACTATATGCTTGAGCATGAAGAAAGTCCTCAGCAAGCCTTTGCACGTGCTTCAGTGGCTTATTGCTATGATGACCTTGACTTGGCACAACGTATCTACGACTACGCTTCAAAGGGTTGGTTTATGTTTGCGTCACCTGTGTTATCGAACGCACCTGAACATGGCAGAGGTAACAGGGGCTTGCCTATTAGTTGTTTCCTTACTTACGTGGGCGACAATCTTGATAGCCTTATCAGTCATAATGCTGAAGTAGCTTGGCTATCGGTCAAGGGAGGAGGCGTTGGAGGTCACTGGGGTGATGTTAGAGGTATATCTGACAAAGCTCCGGGGCCGATACCTTTTATGAAAGTTGTAGACGCTCAAATGACAGCGTACAAACAAGGGAAAACCCGTAAGGGTAGCTATGCCGCATACTTAGATGTATCTCACCCGGACATTGAAGAGTTTATTAACTTCAAAGTTCCGACTGGAGGAGATATCAATCGTAAATGTTTTAATTTATTCAATGCTGTGAATATCACAGATGACTTTATGGAGAGTGTAATAAATGATAGAGAATTCAATCTTACAGACCCGCATACAGGAATTGTCAGAGATACAGTCAAGGCTCGCAGATTATGGCAACGAATCCTTGAAGCTAGGTTCAGAACTGGCAGTCCATATCTTAACTTTATCGACACAGCCAGAAGAGGCTTACCAGACGCTCAGAAAAGGCTTGGACTCACAATTAATGGCTCTAACCTCTGCAACGAAATCCATCTCGCAACAGATGAAGAACGTACAGCAGTCTGTTGCCTCAGCTCCGTCAACATCGAAAAGTACGATGAATGGAGAACAAGCGGCATGGTTGGTGACCTTATCCGATTCTTGGACAACGTGCTTCAATACTTTATTGACAACGCACCAGAAGAACTATCAAAAGCTGTCTACTCAGCTTACAGAGAGCGTTCAGTCGGTCTTGGAGCAATGGGATTCCACGGATACCTCCAAAGCAAAGGCATAGCGTGGGAGAGCTGGCAGGCGGCATCAGAGAATTATGGAATCTTCAAAGACATCAAAGCCCAAGCTCTTGAAGCAACCTACCAGCTCGCTGTGGAACGTGGCGAATGTCCTGATGGAATGGGTTATGGTGTTAGAAATATGCATCTGTTGGCTATTGCTCCTAACGCTAATAGTAGTATCCTATGCGGGTGTTCTGCTTCTATTGAGCCCCGTATATCAAATTGCTACGTGCATCGTACTAGGGCTGGTAGCCACACTGTACGCAACCCGTACTTGGAGGAAATCTTAGATAAATACAACCAGAATACCAAGAAGGTTTGGCAGTCTATCATTGAGAACGAAGGCTCTGTACAGCACTTGGAGTTCCTCAACGGAGATGAAAAAGCTACGTTTAAGACGGCGTTTGAACTTGATCAGACGTGGGTTGTGGAACACTCCGCAAAAAGGCAAGAGTTTATATGCCAAGGTCAAAGCGTCAACGTATTCTTCCCATCTGGGACAGACAAGGC